ACCTACGCATTGTTTAATAAGATGGTAGGTGGCTTCCCTAAGAAAGAGCTAGCGTTAATAGACGCCACGCTACGTATGTTTACTGAACCTACGCTAGACCTAGATATGGGTCTATTGGAAATGCACTTAGAAGATGTGCGGGATCGTAAGCATAAGTTGATGGTAGACGCCGATATTAACGACAAAAAAGACTTGATGAGCAATCCTAAGTTTGCAGACATCCTAACTTCATTTGGTGTCGAGCCACCCGAAAAGACAAGCCCAACAACAGGCAAAGAAACATTTGCTTTTGCCAAGTCCGATGAGGGATTTAAGGCTCTAACAGAGCATGAAGACGTACGGGTACAGGCAGTCGTAGCAGCGCGGCTTGGGGCAAAAAGTACCCTAGAGGAAACACGTACCCAGAGGTTTATCGACATCTCCAAGCGTGGTATGTTGCCTGTGCCTGTAAGATACTATGCAGCCCACACAGGTCGGTGGGGTGGTGACGATAAGATCAACCTGCAAAACCTGCCGAGCCGTGGAGCCAACGGTAAGAAGCTAAAGAAGAGTATAATCGCGCCTGATGGTTACACCATTATTGACGCCGATAGTTCTCAAATCGAAGCGCGGGTACTGGCATGGCTTGCAGGGCAAGACGAACTTACTAATGCGTTTGCAGTGGGCGATGATGTTTATAAACACATGGCATCTAGCATATACAACAAGCCCGTTGAAGAAGTAGGCGGTAGTGAGCGGTTTGTAGGTAAGACAACAATCCTAGGGGCAGGGTACGGTATGGGTGCTGTCAAGTTTCAGTTGCAGTTGGCAGGTATGGGGCAAGATATAAGCCTAGTGGAAGCCCAGAGAATTATTAAGGTCTACCGTGATACTAACGACAAGATTAAAGAACTGTGGGCTGACGCAGGTACGATGCTCATAAATATGTATAACAACACTAAACATAACTTTGGTAAGGCTGGTGTATTAGGTATGATACCTGAAGAGAACGCCATCGTATTACCCTCTGGCCTGTTAATGCGTTATGAAGACCTTGCATTTGAAACAGGCGAAATGGGTGTGGAGTTTAATTACAAAACACGTAAGGGCCGCACCCGTATCTACGGGGGCAAGGTTGTTGAGAACGTATGTCAGGCTATCGCCAGATGTATAATCGGGGAGCAGCTTCTTCAAATATCTAGCCGCTATAAAGTTGTACTAACAGTACACGACAGCCTAGCGTGTTGTGTGCCAGACAAAGAAGTACCTAAAGCTAGGGCGTATGTAGAAGAATGTATGCGGTGGACACCAGATTGGGCAGAAGGTCTGCCTATAAACTGTGAAAGCGGCATAGGTAAATCATATGGGGATTGTGAATAATGGCTAATGCCGCATGGTCGTACAGTAGGATCAAATCTTTTGAGCAATGCCCTAAAAAATTCTATCACCTAAAGGTTGCCAAAGATTATGAGGAACCCGAGACTTCTGCTATGGGTTATGGCACCGCTTTTCATCTGGCTGCGGAAGAGTTCATCCGTGATGGTAAACCAGTTTCTGAGGAGTTTAACTTTGCTACTGAAGCACTTGAGGTGCTTAATGCCAAGCAGGGTAAGAAGTTATGTGAACGTAAGATGGGACTCACTCGTGAGCTGAAGCCGTGTGACTTCTTCTCTAAAGATGTTTGGTGGAGGGGTATTGTAGACCTACTCATACTAGATGGCGATCTTGCTTGGGTCGTGGATTACAAAACAGGTAAGTCGGCTAAGTATGCCGACAAGGGGCAGTTGGAACTGATGGCGCTCGCTACGTTCAAACACTTCCCTACTATTAAGACTATAAGAGCAGGTCTTTTGTTTGTTGTTAGTAAAGATTTGGTCAAGGCCACATACAGAATAGACGAAGAGCCTGTTTTGTGGGATAAGTGGTTCGCAGACTATGCTCGGATGGAAACAGCATTTAAAGTTGATGTGTGGAACCCGCGCCCTAGTGGATTATGTAAACGCCACTGCGTAGTTACTGAGTGTATACACAACGGGAATAACTGACATGGCATACAAAAACCCCAAGAAAGACCGCCCATATAAGCGCGAGTACGAATTGCAACAGGAGAGGGGCGAAGGTTCGGCCCGATCTGAACGACAACGCGCCAGAGCTAAGATGGACAAGAACGGCAAGGATGCCAATAAGAACGGCAAGGCCGACAAGCGTGAAGGTAAAGACGTGTCTCACAAAAAGGCACTAAGCAAAGGCGGCAAGAATAGTGACGGCGTATCCGTCCAGAGCCGCAAGAAAAACAGAGCTGCTGGTGGCGCGTTAAGTAAAGGGCCAAAAAGAGCCGTTAAGCGCACTAAGAAAAGTTAGGCCCAGACCTAACAATAGGAGAATACCATGAAGATTATCGACGGTAAGGCGTTGTTAATGCGGTTACGCAACCCTAAAAAAGTGACCGCAATCATACCCAAAAGCAAAGAGATTAAAGACAACAATGTCCTTGTGCATTGGGGGGTAGGCGAGGCGCAAGCCTTGCAGCGGCTGGACATTAAAGCCCCGTCACCCATCGAAGCGCATTACACATGGACAGGTAAGTACGAACCTTTTGCTCATCAGAAAAAGACCTCCGCTTTCCTGACATTACACAAACGCGCCTTCTGCTTTAACGAACAAGGTACAGGGAAAACAGGCAGTGCTATATGGGCCGCTGACTATTTGATAGACCTAGGCATAATCAAACGGGTTTTAGTTATTTGCCCTCTGTCGATTATGGATAGCGCATGGCGGGAAGACTTGTTTAACTTTGCCCCTCACCGGACAGTAGATGTAGCGCACGGCGCAGTAAGCAAACGTGTAGAGATAATAAAAGGTGCAGCTACGTTTATCGTGATAAACTATGATGGTGTTAAGATCGTAGCCGATGAAATAGCTAAAGGTGGGTTTGACCTCATAATAGTAGACGAGGCCACACACTATAAGAACGCGCAAACTACACGGTGGAAAACGCTCCGCAAAGTTATAACCGATGATACATGGCTATGGATGATGACAGGCACACCCGCCGCGCAGTCTCCCGTAGATGCGTATGGGTTGGCTAAACTTGTTAACCCCACAGGGGTTCCTAGATTCTTTGGTTCTTTCCGCGACATGGTTATGTTTAAGCAGACGCAGTTTAAGTGGAAGGCAAAGGAAAATGCGGTTAAGACCGTACACAAGGCCTTGCAACCCGCCATAAGATTTACGAAAGAAGAGTGCCTAGACCTACCGCCTATGGTTTACGCCAAGCGCGCCGTAGAGATGACACGGCAGCAGAAACACTATTATAAGCTGCTAAGAGATAAGCTAATCATGGAAGTGGCGGGAGAAGAAGTTACCGCTATAAACGCTGCGGTGGGTATGAGTAAGCTACTGCAAATTGCTGGCGGTGCTATCTACACTGATGGTGGTGACACTGTAACCTTTGACATAAAGCACAGATATAAAGTGCTGCGAGAAGTCATAGACGAATCCAGTAAAAAAGTGCTTGTGTTTGTGCCTTTCAAACACACCATAGATGTGCTGACAGATAAACTACTTACTGATGGCATAACTACTGAGGTTATACGGGGTGACGTACCCGCGCATAGGCGAACTGAGATATTCAAACGGTTCCAGACTACACCTGATCCTAGAGTGCTAGTCATACAACCGCAGTCCGCCGCGCATGGGGTTACGTTAACCGCAGCTAATACAGTCGTATGGTGGGGTCCGACTTCTTCACTGGAAACATACGCACAGGCAAACGCTAGGGTTCATAGGGCGGGACAAGACCACAAATGCACGGTTGTGCAGTTGCAAGGCTCTGCGGTAGAAAAGCATGTATATAGACTTTTGGACGCCAGAATAGATGTCCATTCAGAAATTATAAATCTTTATAAAAATATACTTGACTAGGCCATCAAACTTAAATATACGTTAACTCTCGACGTGTTAGGAGAATACTTATGTTAGAGAAAGATGTGTCAGTAGACACGCTTACACGCACGTATATAAAAATAAGAGCAAAACGTGCCGAACTATCGTCTGAGTTTAAAAAGTCAGATGATGTACTGCAAACGCAGTTGGAGAAGGTAAAATCTACACTACTCAACTACTGCAAAGAGCAGGGTGTAGAAAGTGTCCGTACCTCTGAGGGTATATTTTACAGGTCTGTTAAGACGCGATACTGGACTAGCGATTGGGAAGCCATGCACGGCTTTGTTAAAGAGCATGATGCTCTTGAGTTGCTAGAGAAACGTATCAGTCAATCTGCCCTGCAAGAGTTCTTAGAGGATAACCCTGACCTTCCGAAACCAGAGGGTCTTAAAGCTAAGTCTGAATACACATTGTCAGTGAGGAAAAAATGACAGCACAGTTTAAGACAATAGAAGAGTTGGCAAAGAATTTGTCAGTCTCTACGTCCACTGTAAGAGCGTGGACACGGCAGGGTCATATCCCTGAGAACGCCTACATTAAGATCGGACAGACATACCGATACTTAGTGGATGAAGCGATAGAGGGGCTAATCAAACATAATGCCCCACCCAACACGATGATTATCGATGATGCAGTTGATGAAAAAGAAATGCTGTACGACGATAGTCAGACTGAACTGTTGTTCGATAATAAATAATAACGCCAAGATAGGAGAATACTATGGCTGAACAAAACCCGATGTTTCACAACATCAACAACGTGGTGGTAATGTACCCACGTATGAACAAGACATATCGCTTCGATAACACAGAAAAGAAATCTGTGCCTTGCGGTGTGTTTGAGGATGGCGCGGCCTACTCTACATCATTCTTTATGGCTAAAGAACAAGCGCAAGAATTGTATGCTGCTATGGAGAAAGCATACACTATGAAGCGTGAACCTAGTTGGCCTGAGAAGTTTGATATGCCCTTTAAGAAGCGCGAGGACGGTACTTATGAGGGTAAGGCCAAGCTAAAAGGAGCTTATGGTGAGGATGCTACCCGCAAGCCATCTAACTATGATGCTAAAGGCATTAAGCTGGACGATGATTTCATGTTAACCTCTGGAAGCACGGCCAACATCGCTATCGCTTTTATACCATACAACATGCGCGAGGCTTCTGTTTCTCTGCGGCTTCGTGCGGTGCAAGTCCTAAGCCTCAAGCCTATGGAAGAGCAGAACCCGTTTGGTTCTGTTGATGGGTATGACAGCAAAGCAGCACCGCAGATTAGTGGGTTTGAAATTGAAGTAGACAAAAGCCCCTTCTCTACGGAAGACGAAGAACCAAAAAAGGCAACCCAGAAAAAGGTTGCGCCTAAGTCAAAAGACGTAGACCCTGAGTTAAGTACCATCTTGGGCGCTTGGGAAGACTAAACACTACTGCCACAACTAGACTACAGACACGGCGTTTATACGTCTAGTTGTGGCGTCTTTTGACGTTAGGGATGGTGATGGACACTAAGACTTTTTTATCCGCAGTGCTTCCCCCCGAGGGTCCGTACTGCGTGTTCGCTGCCCGTGCTTCCGATGAGCGTAGGGTACAGAAATTTTACAATACTTTAGATTTTGTTGTTGATGCTACTGTTGGATTTAACAACGATGGATTTGATGTTTACTTCGCGTTAGCTTCTTTAGTCGAGGCGAAGAACCGCAAGGTCGATAACGTAAGCCACCTAAACTCTTTTTTCCTAGACTTAGATTGCGGCCCGTTAAAAGAATACGCTACTCAAGCAGAAGCCGTAACTGACTTAAAGGCGTTCTGTAAGAAACTTAACCCC